AGATGTATCCGGACGCAAGCAAAGAAGTGCTTGATGTGCTGAAAGTAACAGAAAGAAAAATGCGGTATCAGGAATATGACCTGAAGACAGAGAAGTTCATTGTCGATTCAGAGAACAATAAGGTGACTGTAATACCAAGCCGGGAAGATTCGTATGAACGGCTGTTGGATATCGGGGTACAGTTTGAAGAAAAAGCACCCGGTGTGGAAGAACAGATGCTTGGGCGCATGGAAGCGGAACAATTACATAAAGTGTTGTCCTTTCTTTCCGCTGATGAGCAGTATCTGATTCAGGAGATCTATTTCCATGAGCGCACGGAGCGTGATTTGGCAAAAGAACTGGGATATTCACAAAACGCAATCAATAAGCGGAAAAAGCGAATTTTGGACAAACTGCGCAGGTTAATGGAAAATTTATAAAAATTTTATGATTTTCAGGTTGTCATAGCTTTCTGGCAACGTGGAAATAAGTGCCGGGACAGGCTTTTCCCTCTTTTTTGAAAAGCGCTGCTCCCAGGTGGCCTGTCCAGCAGGCACAGTACGCCAAACGTGCGGTAAGGGAACACAAAGCGGAGGCAGGTAACCTGCTGGAACCACCTGGGGATTGTCAGCAAACCAGCCACCTGGGTAACGTAAAAATGAGACGGGAAATGTCTGGCCTGAAAATCCCATAGATGGGGATATATAACGGGCAGTGGAACCGGCTGCAAAACTTAAATGTGGCAGGAGCTGCCCCCATGAGGAGGATGAGATGATGCAAAGAGCGGGGGAAGAACGCAGTTGGGACTATGAGGGAAAAAGGACGGGGCAGAAGCAGAAAAACAGGATGTTTTTCTTGAACGAGGCCGGCATGCTTTTGGAACATCAGGATTCCAGGCAGGTCCGTGAAAAATTCAGAAAGTATGTAGCGGATGCTAACAGTAATAACGACATGGCGAAAAAAACAGCCCAGGAGGGCGCATGCAGGGATCTGGAATTTTTCATGATTAACATGATCAGCCGGAAATTTGGTACTTATACCGCAAAGGACCAAATCTTTTTTGAAGATCTGATGCAGGCGGGAAGGCTGGGAATCATACAGTCCCTGCCCAAATATGACCCGGAAAAATCCATGCCGACTACCTACTTTTTTACTGCCATTCTACATGAGATGACTGCCGTAGTGAACAGCATGATGCACGATACAAAATCCTATATCGCAGCGCTTAAGAGAAAAATCAGGGAGGTGGACAGGGAGTTCGCGAAATATGGCAGGACGCCCTCCCTGCATGATTACGTATACAGTATTGGAGATCCGTTTAACCGTGTCATGAATGTGCTTGCGCAAGTGAAGGCCGGGAACATCATGACAAGCATCGATGATCCGGATAACGCATGGTTCTGGGATAAACTGGTCAGCACCTGCAGGCCGGAGGAGATAGCTGCCAGTGAGATTTGTTTCAACCAGATCCTTCAGCTTGCCCGGGAAGTTGAGCCGGACGAGGATATTGTCCAATGTTTTGTTGAAACCAGCATGGGCATGGCAAATACCGCCCAGCTGGCAGAGAAATACCACCGCAGCCCAGCGGAGATCACGGAGAAAATCCTTAATCTGAAAAATCTCCTCAAAAACCATGAGGATATCAGAGAGTTGTATCCGGAACACTTTCGGACGAAAGAGAACAGCCGTTTAGACCGGCTTTGTGTTTAGGTTAAAAAGGCTGTACGGCAATTAGCATTAAAAAGTCAGAAGGAGGAAGCAGGAGCATGTACGGCCGGCCTTTTAGGGAGCCAGCCGGGAAACGGTCGAAATGTCAGGCGAATCCCTCACCGACTGGCTCCAAAGGGTCTACCGGGATACCCCTGCAGGATTTTATGGACAAGGGAGACTTGTGTTATCTGTATGATACCGTATACATCGGCAAAAGCAGTTCAATCCTGCACGAAGTCAGCAGGAGCAGGCTGTCTAACAGTGATATCGGCTTTCTGTGCCGATATGCATGCGAGTATTATTTGCGCTGGGGGCCGGAAGAAACGATACAGAGACTCTCCAGGGCAGTCCTGCGGATCATGAAATTGGACAACCTTGTGGAAGACATGGCAGTTCCGCCAGAGATCTCGCCGCCGGAAAAGAAGATTTATCTCTATTTCCTGATGTATCGGGAATATTTTAAAAAGTACCCGAAAGAACTATTTGTGACGGCCATCTACCAGTCCGTTCTTAAGGGGCACAGGAAGGAATGCCCACGCTGCTTCTTTTCCGGGGGATATGGCGCGGAACAGAACGCGCGGATCTGCCTGATGTACGCCCTCCAGACCATCGGCGGCTGCCATACAGCCAGGGACTGCACCCGGCTTATGTCATCCCGGCAGGCTATCCCATTCTTAAAGAAGACAAAGCTGTACCATGTCATGAAGCGGAGATATAAGTCGCCGGAGCTATATCTCAGGGATGCGCTGGTGATGGTCGGCATGCTTGATCTGGGGGAGCTTGTACAGATTCCCGAAAAAATACATAGCGGTTGTAACTTAACAGAATAAATGACAAAAAGGGATTTATAAGTGGGAACATCCGTGAGGAGGTGGGAAATGCCGGGAAACCCCGTGAAATATAGGGTTGTGGCGAATTTAAGAGGGAAAAAACAAAGCATCTTTGACAGCGATTTTGTGAATAGGCTGTTAAGATGCTTTTTTATATGTGTTTAAGGAAGGAGAACGGAGGAGAGTGCAAGGAAGCATTGATTTTATAGGGTTTCTGCGACTTTCCTCCGTTCTTTAAGGTTGTAATGATATTATACATTAGATTTTCGTACTTGAAAATAGTGAAAGCGTTATAACGGGGCGTTATTGCGTTACTGATTTAGAATTAGAAATATGGGTGAGTACCGCAAAAACCCCCATAAATAAAAGGTTTTTTGAAAGTAACGCTTGAAAAAATAAGCGTTACTTGTCGGTATCAGTGTCCGGCATGTGGGAGCAGGATTGGATAAAATCAATTCTACAAAATGGAGCTTTGAAATTGTATGTGTAGAATTGCCCTATTTTACAAGCTTTTAGCCCATTTTGGGGAAATGTTTCCATGAGAAACAATTCTACAGTTTTGGGGTGACAAGTAACCCAAAAAAAGCAAAAAAATTATCCTACCATGTTACTTCTTTTTGTATCTGTCAATTCGGATGATTTTACATAAGTCCCTCTTTCCCTTTGGGTTTTACGGAGTTTCATTTCTAATATCTCTATGAGTTCTTCTTTGTCTCTTTCTGACAGTTCCCGGAAACCCTCTAAGAGTTTAGATTCTCTCTCTTCAGAGAGAAAAGCATTCTCCCTTTTGGGAGTTTCTCCTTTGAGCATCCAGTCAATGCTACAGTCTAAAATGGCAGATAGTGAAATAAGAGCAGGGGTGGATGGAAGTTTGTTTCCATTTTCAATTTCGCTCATATTTCCTGAAGATATGCCTGTTTCTTGCTTTATTTGAACTTGTGTGAGACCGAGTTCTTTTCTCCTTTGCTTAATTCTTGTTCCGATGGATGTACTTTCCATGAAATCCCTCCATTCTTCCTATTGAGATAAAAATATCGCCAAAGAGAGAAAAAGTGTTGACATTCTCTCTTTAGAGAGATATACTTATACTTGCAAGGGGGTTACTTGTAACCCAACAATCATAGCAAATTTCTAAGAAAATCTCAATAGCCGGAGTTCTCCGGCACAAAGAAAGTCACCCGGTTCAGGGTAGTGGAGGAATAGAAAACAGGAGGAATGGAACGAGTGAAGAATGGGAAAGCCCCTACACGGGAGCAGAAAATAATTATGAAGGCTCATGGATTGATACCGGAAAACTGGCTTGTAGTGAAAAACCTTCCTGACACTTTGGAGGTGGTAAGCCGGGCAGCATTGAAAAAAGTCGGTCAGAAACCAAGGACAAAGATTGTATCAAAGAGCCTTTGATGTGAGGTGAGCAGATGGCAACAAAGCAGACGAGGCTGACACCCTTTGGGAGGAAAGTCAGGAAAAGGCTCATAGACAAAAACATGACACAGGTGGAGCTTGCTGCTTTGCTTGGATGCAATAAGCAGTATATCCACAAGATTTTAGTCGGTGAGCGTAGTGGGAAGAAATATATTGAAGCAATATCAAGGATACTGGAAATTGAGATGGTGGCATGAAGGAGGTGAGATGATTGGCTGAAGCATTTGTCACATTGGCTGAAGCGGCGGAGCTGGAAGGGGTCAAATATAAAACAATGGCACAGAGGCTGTCGAGGAAAAAACAGGCATTTGAAACCAAGACCGAGAAGTCAGAAACGGGCGGAAGAGATGTGGTGCTTGTAGCAGTCTCCTCACTATCCAAACAGGCAAGGAACGCATGGAAGGAAAGGGAAAAGCTGAAATCCTTCACGGAAGGAGTTCCGGAAGGGCAGGAGGCGGCAGAGCAGAAGCCGGAGGTGCCATGGTATGTGAACATGGACATTGACTGGTACATTGAAAACTACAAGGAGAGATACTACAAGGCTGTGGAGCTTGGGAACGTGGTCAGGAAGTTCCTTCAGTATGACGAAGGGGACAGGACAAAGTACGCTGAAGAGTTCGCACAGAAGCACCTTGGGAAGGGTCAGAGGACTTTGTACCGATACACCAAGGCATACCTTGAGGCATCCGCATGGGCGGACAAGCTTCAGAAGGAGGATGGGGCAGGGTATGAGTTCTTCAAGGTTCTCTGCCTGTGCAGGAAACCGAAGGAGACCGGATGCTTCCCAAGCATCAAGCCGGAGGTCAAGCAGGTCATCAAAAACATATGGTTCAATGAGGACTTTGCCCGGAACCAAGGCACCCGTGAGATGCTCTATGAGAAGCTGACAGCCATTGCCAACATAAACCTAAAAGCCGGGATGACGGAATGGGAGAAGATACCGTCCTATCAGACGGTGGTGAGGTATATCAACTACCTCATGGAGGATGAGAACATGAGGAACGCCTACTTCCTTGCATCCCGTGGCACCCGTGAGTACAAGAATAAGGTCATGGTGAAAGGGAGCCGGGATACCAAGGGGCTTCAGGTGATGCAGATAGTCATGGGTGATGAGCATACCTTTGACTGTTGGGTGAGCTACAAGCAGCCCAATGGCAAGGTCATAGCAATCAAGCCACACTTGGCTGCATGGGTGGACATGCGGAGCAGGGTCATCATGGGTGATGTCCTCTGCAAGGATGCCAACTCTGACATCCTGAAGCAGAGCCTCCTCAAGATGATTTATTCAGAGCCGGGAGGGGTTCCGGAGTATCTCTACATAGACAATGGTAAGGACTACACAGCCAAGACCATGACAGGAAGAGACCGGAATGACCGGAGCGGCTTGAACTTTGACAATGAGACACAGGGCTTCTATAAGAGCATAGGCATCAAGGATGACCACCGGGCTCTGCCTTATGAGCCATGGAGCAAGGGACAGATAGAGAGGTTTTTCCGCACCGTCTGCAACAAGTTTACACGTTGGATGAAGTCCTACACGGGAACGCTGACGGGCTCAAAGACCTCTGACAAGGTGGAGAAGGACATCAAACGGATGCTTGAGAGGGGAGAGCTCCTGACACTGGAAGAGTTTTATGAGAAGTGGCATGAATGGCTCACCACAGTCTACATGCACACAGAGCATTCCGGGCTCAAGAAGATGGGAGAGACCTACAAGAAGCCTTATGACTGCTTTATGAATGAGGACAGGTACTTCAAGGCGGCACCACCTAAGAGCTATGCAACCATGCTGATGATGAAATCAGAAAACGTGCTTGTCCGCAACATAGGCATCACCAAGTGGGGATATGAGTAC